CTGGAGTCTTTGTAAGAGCAACGTCTCCTGCTCTAGTAACGCCAGATCTAGGCACTCCAAGTGCGTTAGTAGGAACTAACATAACCGGCACAGCTACAGCATTTACTGCTAGTAACGTAACCACCAATGCTAACCTAACGGGCGAAGCTACCTCTGTAGGCAACGCAGCCACTCTAACCAACTCAGCGGTTATAGGTAAGGTCTTAACTGGATACACATCAGGGGCGGGGACAGTAGCGGCTACAGATACCATTCTTCAGGCAATAGAGAAGTTAAATGGTAATACCGCAGCAGTTCCCGGTACAGTAACTTCAGTATCAGTAGTATCAAATAACGGCTTTGCTGGCACAGTAGCTACTGCTACATCTACTCCAGCTATAACCTTAACAACTACAGTAACAGGCATGTTAAAGGGCAGCTCTGTATCTGGGATTGTAAGTGCTGGGACAAGTGGCACTGATTATTCTGACGGTACTTCAGCCCTAGCTACTGGTATATTAAAGAGTACAACCACAACTGGTGCGCTGACTATAGCGGTAGCGGCAACGGACTATGTGGCTCCAAGCGCATATGCTTCAGCTAATGGTCTTACAATGGCTACAGCTAGGTTATTAGGTAGGACTACAGCATCAACGGGTGCAGCGGAAGAAATCACGGTAGGAACTGGGCTGTCCTTAGTTACAGGTACGCTATCATCAACAGCAACCTCGGCATCTCTGGCTAACGACACAACCTCATCTTCTTATATATACCCAGTCTTTGCCACCGGAACAACCGGTGTAATAGCAAACTTATATACATCCAATGCCAAGCTGCTTTACAAGCCATCAACAGGTGAGCTGGCAGTAACAGCCCCTATAGCCGCTAACGGCTTAGTACTTAACGCGACTACTGTAGCTACAAGTTATACTATTGCCGCTGGGTACAATGCTTCCTCAGTAGGTCCAATAACTGTGAGCGGTGGCGTTGTGGTCACGATCACATCAGGGCAGCGTTGGTTGGTCCTTTAGAAAACAGGAGATAGAAATGGCAAGTACCTATTCAGCGCTTAAAGTTGAACTGATCACTACAGGAGAACAGGTAGGCGATTGGGGTAACACTACGAACACCAATCTGGGGACGGCGTTAGAAGAGGCAATTGTAGGCAGAGTAGCGGTAAACTTTGATACAGACGCTAACTTGACGATATCCCTGACAAATACCAATACAACACAGGCAGCAAGAAACTTCATACTTAACTTAACCTCTTCTGGCGCATTGACCGCTACTAGAAGTTTAATAGTCCCAACAATCAGCAAGCCTTACCTTATTGAGAACAATACAACAGGGGGCAGAAGCATACTGGTAAAGACTGCGGCTGGAAATGGAATTACAGTTCCTAACGGAACCCGTGCGTTGGTTTATGCTAATAGCACAGACGTAGTCGCAGCGTTTAGCTATGCTCCTACAATTGTCGCAGACTCTGTAACAAACACAGCCCTTACAGTTACAAGAGTCCCATACGCATCCACAGGCGGGCTGCTAGTAGACAGTGCTAACCTAACCTTTAACGGCACTACAGTGTCTACAGGCGGCGTTACAGCTGCTGGCGCAGTATCATCTGCAACGGTAACGGCTTCTGGTTTGATAACCGGTGGATCAATTACGGACTCAGCATTAACATCAGGTAGAGTGACCTATGCCACAACAGCCGGATTGCTTACAGATAGCGCTAACCTGACATTTAACGGGACAACGCTAACAACTACAGCTATAAGCACTGCATCCTTAACCGCATCAGGTCTTACCCCTACACGAGTTCCTTTTGCCACAACAGGCGGTCTGATTACAGACAGCGCTAACTTAACCTTTAGCGGTACTGTACTGACCTCTGCTGGCTTTGCTGGACCTTTAAACGGCACGGTCGGAGCTACAACGGCAACTACAGGTCTATTCACCACCATAGGCGCTACTGGAGACGGTACATTCTCAGGTACTGGTCAGGTAAAGATGCCAGCCGGTAATACTGCACAAAGATCTGGCGCACCTAGCAACGGAATGTTTAGGTACAATTCTGATCTAATAGCGTTTGAAGGGTATGTTGGCGGTATATGGAGTGGTGTAGGTGGGGCGCAGGCTAATGGTGTAATATTTGAGAACTCACTCATCATCACAGAAAACTACACATTGACTACAGGTAAGAACGGATTTAGTGTTGGACCAATCACAATTGATTCGGGCGTTTCGGTAACTATTCCGGTAGACCAGCGCTGGGTTGTTCTCTAGGAGATATAAATGGCTTCAACTATTGCAGCAATTACAACGTCTGGGGGTGGTGTAGTAACCACAGCCGACGCTTCAGGAAATCTCTCATTACTCTCAGGTGCAACTACAGTAGTTGCTGTGACCAGCGCGGGTGTGGCTGTAACTGGGACTCTGAGTGCTAGTAACGGAATCAGCGTAGCAAACACCTTTGGCTTCAAGAACCGCATCATAAATGGTGGGATGGTGATTGACCAGAGAAATGCTGGGGCTAGTGTTACTCCTGTTGCTGGACAGTTTGTTACTGATAGATTTCGTTTTAGTCTTTCACAAACAAGTAAGCTAACTGCTCAACAAAGCACAACTGCACCTGCTGGCTTTATTAACTCGCTTCTTGTTACATCATCTTCTGCATACTCTGTGTTGACGGGAGATTATTTTGGCATTGCTCATCCAATCGAAGGTCTTAATGTTGCAGATTTTGGATGGGGTTCAGCTGGTGCGGCAACAGTTACTTTATCTTTTTGGGTTCGTAGCTCATTGACAGGTACATTCGGTGGGGCTGTGCAGAATAGCGCAAGCAATCGAAGCTACCCATTCAGCTACACCATCAGTGCGGCAAACACTTTGGAACAAAAAACAATAACTATTGCTGGCGATACAACAGGCACTTGGTTGACAACAAATGGTGTTGGTCTAGTTGTGCGTTTTGGTTTGGGCTACGGCTCAACATACGGTGGTGGAACTGCTGGCGCTTGGGTTGGTTCAGATACTCAGTCCGTAACAGGCGCAGTCTCAGTAGTAGGCACATCTGGTGCTACCTTCTACATCACAGGCGTTCAACTAGAAAAAGGCTCAACAGCTACTTCGTTTGATGTCCGTGCATATTCTGCTGAGTTGGCGATGTGTCAGAGGTATTATTTTAAAACTTTTGCACAAGGTACTGCACCAGTTCAAAACTCAGGCTCAACAGCGGGAGGATTACTTGTAAGTACATCAGCAACATCTACATTTGGTGGCTCATTATCACTTCCTGTAACTATGAGGGCAGCCCCCGCAACTGTTACAACATTTAACCCATCTGCTGCAAATGCAAATTGGCGAGATACAAATAATGCGGCTGATAGAACAATTGCCTCCGCTGGAGGTGGTGATTCTGCTTTGTTTGTATCAGGTGTGTCAGGCATTGTTAATGGTTTAAATTTTTGTCATGTAACGGCTACAGCGGAGTTATAAATGTATAAATTAAACAAAGATGGAACATATGCTAACAAAGTTGGTACTGGCGAATGGCATAACATAGAAACATCGCGAGTCTACCTAGCATGGCTTGCTGAAGGCAACACACCATTACCAGCAGATAAGGAGGTAGCATGAGTTCAATCGTAGTCGCAGGGGACACATCCGGTTCCATCACCATCAGTGCGCCATTGGTATCAGGCAGTAACACACTAACTTTACCAGCGGTCACAGACACAATAGCGGGGATAGCGGCTACTCAGACTCTCACTAATAAGACTCTGACAAGCCCTGTGCTAACCACCCCAGCATTGGGTACACCGGCAAGTGGAGTATTAACGAATTGTACTGGAGTGCCAGCAGCAGCATTGCCAGCGGGGAGTGTGTTGCAGGTGGTGAGTACAACTAAGTCAGATACCTTTACATCTTCTGTCTCAGCAACTTTTACTGATATAACTGGAATGTCTGTATCAATTACTCCAAGAAGCACGTCAAGTAAAATATTGGTTAGCTTTGTACTAAATTGTGTGAATGGTGGGGACAACTCATTTATTAGACTAATGAGAGATGCAACTCCAATATGTATAGGAGATGTCGCTGGTTCGCGCACACAATCATCAGCAGGAAATGCATTTAGCAATATTAACGCAGCGGGGTTCTATAGTAACTCTAATTTGTATTTGGATTCACCAAGCTCCGTTTCTTCGGTTACATATAAATTACAATTTAGAAATAGCTCCGCTCAAATTTTAAATGTAAATAGGTCGGTTACTGACAGCGACACTATAGGTTATTCTCGTACGACCTCAACCATAACAGTACAGGAGATACAGGGATGATCGACTATAGCGCAATACTTATTCTTAACTATCCCGGCACTCAGTGGACGCTCAACGGTGATTCCTACGAAGGCTTAGACTGGCTCGACTCCACTCCAAAGCCAACACAAGCTGAACTTGATGCTCTATGGATACCTACGCAAGAAGCCGATAGCAAAGCAGCTAACAAAGCCACGGCATCTGGTCTACTAAGTGCAACTGACTGGACAACCATCGCAGACGTTGCTAGTCCTACAAACAATCCATATCTAGCCAACCAAAGTGAATTCATAGCCTACCGTAACGTAATCAGGGCTATTGCTGTCTACCCACCGGCTGGTGAAGTGGTCTGGCCTACACCGCCAACAGAAGTTTGGCTACAAGGAGAATAATATGTACTTCTACGCAGGTTCTACCAATTGTTTTTACACAGCAGGTTCTGATACTCCATCTGATGCAGTTGAAATCACTGACGAGCGTTACCAAGAGCTAATAGCAGGTACAGCAGAGGGCTTGATTATTGTTGCTGACTCAGCAGGGTATCCTGAATTCTATGTCCAGACAGCAGAACAGAACAAAGCTACGGCATCTGGTCTACTAAGTGCAAGTGATTGGACTACGATACCTGATGTAGCTAATCCAATTAATGACCCCTACCTAGCTAATCAAAATGCGTTCATTGCATATCGTAGTGAGGTTCGTAAGATTGCTGTTACTCCAGTAGCTGGTAACTTAGTCTGGGCAACTGCACCTACAGAAGAATGGGTTTGGGCAAACGCAGTACCTTCAGCAGCAGACTTGGTAGTACCACCTACAGTATAAGGAAATAACATGGCTATTGTCATAGATGGCACACTTGGAATTACCACCCCCGGAGAGACTAATACTGGGGCATTGAGTGTAACTGGTGCGGTTACTGCGTCCAGTACAATGGGTGTTACTGGCGTGTTAACAATGAGTGCTACGTCCTCTGCAACGCTGCCTAGTGGCACTACGGCGCAAAGACCCGGAAGCCCAGCAGCGGGTATGACTAGATTTAACACTAGCTATGGCGCTATTGAGACTTACTCAGGTACGGCTTGGGTGTTCACAAGTACAGCGCCTACAGTGAGTGTTGAATACATAGTGGTAGCTGGTGGCGGCGCTGGGGCTACAAGAGCATCTACTGGTGGTGGCGGGGGTGCTGGTGGTTACTTAGCTGCCGCAGGATTTTTGGCAACGTATGGTTCGTCATATACAGTTACAGTTGGCACTGGAGGGGTAGTTGCAGCGGAAAGTCTTGCTGGTGGGAACGGCACAAATTCTGTATTTTCTACAATAACAGCAACAGGCGGCGGTGGTGGTGGAGCGTCAAGTGGGGCTGGAGCTACTGGCGGTTCTGGTGGTGGTGGAACTCACTTAGGTGGGGCTGGAGGTGCTGGGAATACTCCATCTACAACACCATCGCAGGGGTCTAATGGCGGTGCTTCAAGTTCAGGCAGTCCTCAAGGCGGTGGCGGTGGTGGCGGATCATCTGCTGTAGGTGGTGGTGGAGCCTCTGATATTGGTGGCGCTGGTGGAGCTGGAACATTAAATGCAATTACTGGATTTTACTATTCTGGTGGCGGCGGCGGTGGAAGTAATTCAAAAACAACTGGTGGAGCTGGAGGATCAGGTGTTGGTGGAAACGCATCATCTAATTCAGCCGGAACCCCCGGAACTGCTAATAGAGGCGGCGGTGGTGGTGGAGCTGGATACCCTACGGCAGTTGCTTACGCTGGAGGATCAGGTGTAGTTGTCCTTAAATATCTGGACACATTTACAATCACTATCAGCGCAGGGCTTACAGGTACAACAGCAACCGCTGGCGGGTATAAGGTCACAACAATTACTGCCGGTACTGGTACAGTATCTTGGGCTTAGTATGATTATCTTTGACGGGACAACCGGAATTACCACTCCGGGAAATACAAATACTGGAACACTAAGCGTTACTGGAGCAGTCACTGCATCTAGTACAGTAGGCGTTGCTGGTGCAGTCACTATGTCTGCTACTTCATATACTCAATTTCCAACAGGTACAACAGCACAAAGACCTGTATCACCTGCAACTGGCGCGGTTAGATTTAATACTAGCTATGGCGCTTTAGAGGTATATACAGGATCGGCGTGGAAATTCTGGTCTACTCCATAGGGTATATAATGAAAATTAAAGACAAAGCTCAGAAGGTAGTGGGCAAGGTTGATGAGGTTATTGTAAAGGCTGACCCTGTTGCAGATAACTTTCTAGACCTAATTAAAAGATCTAAGAGAAGCATGACAGTGATACTGATTATCGGCTTTCTGGTGTGGCTAATAACGTAAGCTGGTTTGTTACGCGGTGGAGACCATCCGCTGCATGGCTGTACCTTCTGATATGCATACTGGACTTTGCTGTCTTTCCGGTATTATGGATAACGCTTCATCCTGAGCAATGGACTCCCCTAACCCTGCAAGGGGCAGGGGTCTTTCATCTTAGTTTTGGAGCAATAATCGGAATTTCAGCGCACAGCAGAGGGCAGGAGAAGATTGCTCTAATCAATAGGGAATAATAAGATGTTTCTGCTGGCGCTTCCCTTGGCTACCAAAATCACCATCGCTACAATCATCGCTGTGACGATATTCGGTAGCGGTCTATACTTGGGTAACAGAATAGGCGTAAGTTCGTGCCAGCAGGCTGTAATCGACTCACAGGTACACACCATCGCAGCTATCAAGGAACAGGTCGTTATTTCAGACCAAGTGACCACAGAGTATGTAAATACGGTAGCAAAGATACAAACCAAGTCACGCGAGGTACTGACAAATGCCAAAATTCCTACTACTTCTCTGTCTGGTGATTTCAGGCTGTTCCACGATGCCGCAGCAGACCCCTTTTCCAAAGCCACCGGAACTGCTGATGCAGTCTCCGTTGAAACTCTTGCCGATACCATCTCAGCCAATTACAGTTCGTGCAACCAGAACTCAGCAACGCTAGAGGCGTTGCAAGACTGGGTTAGAAAGCAGGCATTAGTAGAATGAACCTCTCCAAGAACTTCACCCTAGAAGAGCTTGTCAAGAGCGAGACTGCCCTTCGTTTAAACATTCCTAATATCCCAACCAAGGCAGAGATAGAGAATCTACGGGTTCTATGCGAGAAGATATTGCAGCCGATTAGAGATAAGTTTGGCAGAGTTAAGATTAATAGCGGCTACAGATGTAAGGCTGTTAACGAGGCTACAGGCGGCTCTAAGACCTCTGACCATATGACTGGATGTGCTGCAGATTTAGAGATACCGGGAATGGCTAATTATGATCTTGCCTCTTATATCTCTCAGAATTTTAAGTTCACACAGGTCATCTTGGAGTTCTACACAAGAGGTATCCCTGATAGCGGCTGGGTTCATGTATCATACAATCCAGAACGCTTGATAAACCAAGCATTAACTGCGGTCAGGAAGGATATCAAGACCGTATACCTACCGGGATTATACGCATAATGGCATTCCAGAGACTGCAGTTCAGACCGGGAGTCGTCCGAGATCAGACCAATTACACTGGTGAAGGCGGCTGGTGGGATGGTGACAAGGTACGTTTCTTCTCAGGCTATCCACAGAAGCTAGGCGGGTGGAGAAAATATACCACCACCACTATGTTAGGCACATGCCGTCAGATGTGGGGCTGGATCACTACCTTCTCTGACAACATGCTTGGTCTTGGGACCAATCAAAAGGTCTATATTGAGGTAGGTGGCAATTTCAGCGACATCACCCCTTATTCCGATATTTCTGTTGCAGGCGCTCCAACCTTTGTAGCTACCGCAGGTTCTTCTACCCTTACTATTAATGATGCAACCGATGCTGCTGTTACTGGAAACTATGTAACCTTCACTGGAGCATTGGGTCTGGGTGGGAACATGACCGCTGCAGTTCTTAATCAGAACTATCTGATAGACAACGCTGTCAGCGGAACTCAATATACCATTACAGCTAAAGACCCGAACACGGGTCTGCCTGTTATTGCAACCTCTGTAGACGCATCAACTAACGTCTTTACCGCCAATGTATCAGACGTTATTACATTCACTACATACACGCCGGTTCTTAATAATGTTCTGTATGTAAGCACAACCTCTGCCCTGCCAAATCCTCTGGTCATTAACACAAAGTATTATGTGATAACTCCGGTTGGCTTAACCTGCGAACTCTCTTTAACTCTTGGTGGTGCGGCTATAAACATCACCACAACAGGCGCAGGCACTCAATCAGCCCAAGGAGCCGCTACCGTTGCCGGTTATGAGATAACTCCGGGTGATGCTATTGGGGTATATGGTTACGGATGGGGTGCAGGAGCATGGGGTCGGGGCGGGTGGGGTTCGGGATCTATAGTGCCAGTTCTGACCCAACAGAGAGATTGGTGGTTTGATAACTTCAACAATGACTTAGTTATGAATATCCGCAATGGACCAATTTATTATTGGTCTAGAGGAGCTACTCCAGATCCAACGGACTCATTAGCCACCCATGCTATAAGTCTTCAGGATGTGGCAACAGACGATGGTTTTGATCCAAGCCTAGTTCCTGTGGCTGCAATGCAGATTCTCATATCGCAGAATGATAAACATCTGATATCTTTTGGGTCGATTCCTTACGGCTCAACAAGCCCAGATGATCTAGATCCATTGCTGATTAGATGGGCGAACCAAAATGAGCCATCTAACTGGCTTGTTAGTGCGTCAACATCAGCCGGATTCTTGCGTGTATCTAGAGGATCTAGAATCATAAGGGCAGTGGCAACAAGGCAGGAAATCTTGGTCTTTACCGACACCCATCTGTATACCCTTCAGTTCACAGGAACAACAGACGTATTCTCCTTGCAGGAATATGCAGACAATATATCAATACTTAGCGGCAGAGCCGTAACTACAGTTAACAACATTACCTACTGGATGGGTAGAGATAAGTTCTATTCTTACTCTGGTCGGGTAGATACATTGCCAACGACATTAAGAAACTATGTCTTTAATGACATGAACTTTAATCAAGCCGAGCAAATTATCTCAGGAACTAACGAAGGCTTTAATGAAGTCTGGTGGATGTATCCAAGTTTAAACAGCCAGACAAACGACAAGTATGTTATCTATAACCATCTTGAGAAGGTCTGGTACTACGGAAACATAGAGAGAACGGCTTGGCTGGACTCTCCTTTGAGAGATCATCCGCAGTCTGTTAATACAGACCTTGATACTCAGATTGGGACTCTACTAAACCAAGAGGATGGCATAGACGATGATGGACTCGCTATGGAGTCCTATATCCAGTCGAATGACTTTGATATCAATGAAGGGGATAAATTTACCCTTATCAAGCGGATCATTCCTGATGTCTCATTTGATAACTCAACCGCAGCGGCTCCTGAAGCAACCTTCACAATGAAGTCTAGGAACTTTCCGGGATCATCATTTGCTAGTGATGTAGATGACTCAGCCAGTATCATTTCTACAACAGTAGATACATTTACGGAACAGATCTTTATTAGAGCTAGGGCTAGACAGTTAGCTCTAAAGATTAGCTCTGATGGATTGGGAACGCAGTGGGCATTGGGTACGCCAAGGCTTGATGGCAGGACAGACGGAGAACGCTAATGGCAATGGTGTCATTCAGAGCGTCTCCTCTACCTAACCCTAAGCCAGAATATGACAGGGAGTACATGCTTCAGCTCATTCGAGTGATTGAGCTGTACTTCAATAAACTAGACTCTAATGCCCCTCTCTTCAATCAGTCTTACAGGGGTGACTTCTTCTATGGCGGAGAGTTCATAGGGGATCAGTTTACCGGCGGCGCTTTTGACGGCACTACGTTTACTGGGGATCACTTTGTAGGCGGAGACTTTACCGGGTCGGGGGTAGGTATAACTCTGCCCTATGGATCGTTCTACGATACAACCAATCAAGCTGGTGGAAGCGTAACCACTGAATACCCGATGCGCCTTGCAGCTACAGACATATCTAGCGGGGTATCGGTTGGCTCTAGATCTGCTGCCTTCACAGGCTCAATAGCTCTTACCGTTCTAACTGTAGCCTCTGGGTTAACAGGGCTTGTCTTTCCGGGCATGTTAATAGCAGGAACCACGGTTACCGCTAACACCTACGTTGTTGACCAGCTAACAGGTACAAGCGGTGGCGTAGGGACGTATACCGTCTCTGTGTCTCAAACAGTGACCTCAAGAGCCTTAACTGGCGCTATGGCAACTAAGCTCACTGTGACCAATGCAGGGATATATAACTTACAGTTCAGCGCTCAGTTTATTAATACTGACACTGCGGCTCATAACATTGATGTTTGGTTTAGAAAGAACGCAACTACCCCTACTGGAGCAGGTATAGCTAATAGCAATAGCGCCTTTACAATCCACAGAGAGTCTGGCGGGATAGATGGACGACTCATTGCGGGACTAAACTACATGATCCAATTAGCTGCTGCTGATTTCTTGGAGATCATGTGGCATGGAGATGATTTAGGAATAAGTATTGCAACTATAGCCGCTGGGTCTACCCCTACCACTCCACAGTCTCCCGGAGTCATAGCTACGTTGCAGTTTGTATCAGCAATACCTTGACGTTTAAATGCAGGCGAGGATAATGTAACTATGCAGCTAATAGACCCCCAGACTACATCGAGCGAAATGGTAGAATTTACTGCCACTATGAGCGCGATGAGCGGAGACATGATCGAAAAGCTGTTTGTCATTGAAGCCGCATTAAAGCAGATGCCGCAAGTTGAAGCCCCATTACGCCATTGCTTCGGTAATAAAGTCTACGTCCGTGAAATGACAGCGCCAAAAGGCTCTATCATCATTGGCAAGATGCATAAATTCAAGCAGGTAAATATTGTCGTCAAGGGTGACATTTCAGTATTGACTGAGGACGGCTGGAAGCGTCTGAAATCAGGTGATATGTTTGAGTCACCGGCTGGCATCAAACGCGCTGGGTTCACGCATGAAGATACTGTATGGACAACAATTTGCGGGACGGAAGAAACTGAAGTTGAAAAAGCTGAGGATGAATTGACTATTGGCAGTTACCAAGAATTTTTACAGTATAAAGGAAACCCATTATGTCTTTCATAGCAGCAGCAGCGGCAGCGGGGACAACCGTAGCAGCAATGCAGGCGGCAGCGATAGCGGGAGCAGCGGCTGCACAAGTAGCAGCAGCAGCAACAGCGGCAGCAACAGCGGCAGCAGCAACAGCAGCAGGAGCAACAGCGATAGCAGTGCCAACATTAGCAACAACCCTGCCAGCAGCTTTTGGTGCTGCTGGATCATCTTTGGGAGCTACCGGCACAGGGCTAACGGTTGGAAGCGGTCTTGGTGCTACCGGAGTAGGTGGCGCTGGTCTTGGGACCACAGGTCTAACTGTCGGAAGTGGCTTGGGCGCATCAGGGGGCGCTGGTCTTGGTGGCTTAGGCGCATCAGCGGGCGCTGGTGGCTTGGGTACATTGGGAACTATGGCTCTTCCAGCCGCAGGTGGAATAGGTGGGACTTTAGCAACAACAGCCGCCCCATTAGTTGCAGAGCAGAGTCTCAAGCAGGCAACAAAGGAAGGGGTTAAAACAGCAGGCAAAGAAGGGGTTGAAGGGGCATCTAAAGAAGGTCTTGCTAAAGGAAAGCAACAGATCCTTCTCCAAGCAGAGACACCAGCCGCACAGCCAAACCTTTTTTCTGTAGCAGAGCCAAAGCCTATACCTAGAAGCATTTCTCCTGAAGCTAGCCCAATGAACCGTGGCACATCCATCTCTACTGATGCGGTCAAGACTCCAGTTTCAAAATCAAACAACGCCTATACATCTAATGTTGTTCCCGAATCAAGCCCATTTAATGTTGTCGGAAGCGCGCCAAACCCTGCCAAGGCGCCTTTAAACCCATCCGTTACAAACCTTTCTCGTCCCGTTAATGAGGCGGGAACTGATCTTATGATGAAGTCTATTGCAGACTCCACCGCACACAGAACACCTTTGCAAAAGGCTGGTGATTATGTAATGGATAACAAAATGGATCTTGCTCTAGGTGGTCTAGGTCTGGCGCAGATGATGCCTCCAAGTAGCGGGAGCGGGGTGAATCCAATCTCAGAAACAATGATTCGCCCCTACACCTATTCCGAAGAAGATACCTCTGAACAAGAAGCAGATCCAAGCGGTAGAGAGAAGATCAGATACTCAAGCAGTTATGCTGCAGGAACTCCATACAAAGCGGCTCAAGGAGGTCTACTAAGCCTACATAGAGGCGGTAACTTCCTGAGTGGTCGCGGAGATGGGATGAGTGACGACATACCTGCTATGATAGGAACCAAGCAGCCAGCTAGGTTGGCTGATGGAGAGTTTGTTATACCAGCAGACGTTGTCTCCCACATAGGGAACGGATCAAGCAAGGCAGGGGCAGAAAAGCTCTACGCAATGATGGACAAGATTAGACAAGAAAGAACTGGACGCAAGAGGCAGTCTCCTCAAATCAAAGCAGAAAAGTATCTGCCTAGATGATGGATCTGTCATTAGTACCACCGGGAATGGTTTGCTCCATCCTCCCGCAGATTCTACCGTATCTGAAGGTATCAGAAGAATGGACGATGGGGAGAGCGACCGCTGACGATATACTGTCATTCATCCTCTCTCGTCAAATGCAACTGTGGGTAGTTATGGATGACCAGAATATATACGGTCACTTGATAACTGAGGTTAAGCAGTATCATCAATGTAAGATGTTTGCTATTCAGTACTGTGCGATGGAACCACATGTAATGGAGCAGGTGTCTGACAGGATGCAGGAGTTGGCAGAGGGCTATGCAAAGGCTGCAGGATGTGCAGGGATAGAATTCACTGGCAGACCGGGATGGTCAAGAGCAATAAAGAAGTATGGATACGAAGTACAAAGCATCTCGTTCCAACGATTCTTTAAATAGGTGACAGCATGATATACAACCATTTCTCAATGCTCCCAGAGGGAGCGTTTAAACCAAGATGCGGCAGGCTGGGGATGACCCTAGAAGGCGGAGGCTCTCCAAGCCCTCCTCCTCCAATGCCTACCCAGACATCTCAGGTATCCGTACCAGAATACGCCAAGCCATACATGGAAGCGATGCTGGGGCAGGCAGGCGCTATAACTGGCGTTAATCCAGAAGGCTCTCCGGGAGCCGCATATCAGGCATACAAGGGAGATCGTCTTGCTCTAGCCACTCCAGAGCAAATGGCTGCTAGAGGGTCTGCGGCAGCAATGACTCCTTCTGCTAACTTTGGCACAGCAACAGATATGGCTACAGCAGGCGGGGTAGCGGGGCTGGGCGCTGGTAACTATGCCCCTTCAGGGTTTGGGACTAACTACGCAACAAGGTCTTATTCGCCTACAGCGTTTAACGCAGCTACAGTCACCCCTGAGAGAGCAACATCCGCTACCTTTGGCGCGGATCAAGTAGCACAGTACACCTCTCCTTACATGCAGGCGGTTGTAGATCAGCAGAAAATTATGGCAATGCGGGATGCACAGATTGTTCAGAAGAATGCAAACCTAGCCGCTGCTGGTCAAGGTACGTTCGGTGGAGCCAGACAGCTTATTGGTCAGACAGAAAGAGAAAGGGCGTTAGGCTCTCAGTTAGGCGGTATACAGGCTCAAGGTCTGCAGTCTGCATATGAGAACGCACAGGCTCAGTTTGAACGCGACCAAGGTCGTGCTATGACAGCACAAGGGCAGAACCTTCAGTATGGCACTCAGGCTCAACTAGCTAATCAAGCAGCAATGATGGATGCTCAGAAAGCCGCAGAAGCCTCTAGACAGTATGGCTCAACCTTTGGTGAGTCATCAGCAGCTAGAGACGCTCAGTTGTCTATGGACGCTCAAAAGGCAGCAGAGCAGTCTAGGCAGTTCGGGACAACCGCTGGTCTGCAAGGATCTAACCAAGCCATCACCGCAGCTACAAGTCTTGGTAACTTAGGCGCTCAGAAGCAGACAGCCGGTATTGACCTAGCTAAAGCACAAGAAGCCTTTGGTGCAATGGATCAGCAGCAACAGCAACAAGCTCTTGAGATTGCTTATCAGAACTATATAGAGCAAAAGGCGTACCCGTACAAACAGCTCGGGTTCATGTCGGATCTATTGCGTGGGAGTGCAAATCTTGCTGCTACAGGCGGCAAGACAATATATGAAGCTCAACCAAGTCTAGCCCAGCAGATGAGCGGGGCTGGTCTATTAGCCGCTGGTCTTGCTAGAGAAGGAATGAAATAATGAATCTCATAGAGCTTTCAAACAACCTAAAGGACGTTCCTGATCATTACCTGATGAATGAGGTACAGCAGCCTACAGGCGCTTACCCAGCATATCTGGTCATCTCAGAGTTAACTAGACGCAAAGGAATGCGAGATAGGGCGCTGAAGAATGATCCTAAGTCTACCGTTGTAGAAGATCTGACTCAGCCTAATAGGGAACAGATGATGTCTGCTGTTGCTCAAATGCAACAGCCAGCACCACAACAACAGCCTCTGCCTCCTCAGATGCCTATGCCTCCGCAGATGCCTCCGCAGATACCTCAGATGCCTGCTGCTGGTCTGATGGCTACCCCACAGGCTAGTTCATTAGCCGCTACAGATGCAGTGGCTTCCCCCCGTAAGCGTATGGCTGGCGGTGGGTTAGTTGCATTCCAAGAGGGTGGTGATGTTAAGAGGTTTGCTGGAGAGGATGGGAGTTATGTGGCTGGCGATCCAAGCTATTATGACCCGTCTCCGCTTAGTTTCTTGACCAACAGTCGGGATCAAGCCATAGCCAATCTTGCTGCAGAAAAAAAGAAAAGAGAAGACCGTGAGGCTCAAGCTAGAAAAGATGCGCTTCTGGAAAGCGCACCGGGACAAGTGCCTTATCCTAAAGCAATTACTGAGCTGCCCCCTGCTAAAGATCGTTTAGCTGCTGCAGAGCAAAGCATTCGGGATCAGAAGGCAGCCCTTGCAGCCCAGAAACAGACCCCACCAAGTACCAAGCCTGCCGCTCCTAAAGTTGCTCAAGCAGCGGTTGTGCCTGTGAGTCCGCAGCAGCAGATGGCATTTCCTGCCATCCCAACTGATGAGCAGCTTGCTGCCGCAGGTCAGAAGGCTATTGGAATGTTTGGTCAAAATGTTCCGCAAAGATTTAGCGAGACAGAGAAAGAGATTGGGAAGCGCACCCAGAATCTAAAAGACCGCAGGAAGTCTGCGCTGAACGAAGCCCTGATGATGGCTGGCATTGGAGTTCTAAAATCCAAGTCTCCGGGGCGCTATTTTGGCGAGGGAGCAGAAGAAGGTATGCTGGCTTACCGTCAGAACATGGCAAATGTTCGCGCTGGTGAGGACTCGATGACTGACGTTAGGCAGAACCTTGCTCATCAACAGCTCATGCAGGACCTAGCCCAACAACAGATCGGTCAGACAGCGCAACAACGTGCGCTAGAGATGTATAAATATGGGAATGAAGCTGCTTATCAACAAGGGCAGCTTGCAAACGTACAAGAGCAGGTAAGGCAGGCTGGGCAAAAGCTTCCTGCAGAAATTTATGCTCTAGAACAAACAGGTAAATATCATGCTGGGTTAGGGGAATATTACAGATCTGGAGCTGGCGCTGGAGTTAGAGCTGCAGATATCGACCCAAGAGTATTGATTAAGGCTCAAGAGCAGGCGGCAATGGAATTAATTAGTCAAAAAAACAAGCCGGGGTATGCTGAGAAGTTGAGAGACTTAACCAATCAATATATTGCAAACATGAACCAGACTGGTATACCGGGGGTTCCGGGTCAGCAAGTCTCTAATCCACTTAGAGGGGTTGGTGGTCCGGGCGCTCAACTGGTACTACCTCAATAATGGCATACGAAATAGATCTGCCGGACGGGTCTCGTGGGCTAATTCATGATAATGTTCCAAGAGCCAAGGCTCTAGAGGCTGCACAACGCGCCTATCCAGAAGCATTCCCACCTCCACCTACAGCTTTTAGTCAGGCTTTAAACGCTCCAAGGAATATTGCAAGGGGAGTTGGGTCTGGTCTGGTCCAAGCTGTAGGGGGGTTAAGCTCTCTCCCATACGCCGCTGCTCGTTATTTCAATCCAGAGATGACTCCGTTTGCAGAGACGGGCTTTGGCAAATCCGTCACAGAAACAGAGCAATCATTAGCCCCGACCGATGAAGGTCTTGGGTCTCAGTTTGCACATGGCTTGGGTACATTCGGATCAATGCTTGGTCCGCAAGCTGGTTTAAGAGGGCTTGGGACAGTAATAAAGGGAGTTGCTCCTCGCGCAGCAGCCCCTGTAGCGGTGGCTCAATCAGCCGGTCTAGGGGCAGAAGAAGCCCGTCAGCGGGTAGAGACCGCTCGTGCTGAAGGAAAGATAATCAGCCCCGGTCAAGAGTTCGGAGCATTGGCTACCGGCGCTCCTATCGGTCTAACAGAACTCCTCCCAATACAGAATCTATTCAGAGCCACTAAGGGTCTGTCTAAACCTTCTGACTTAACTGCGCTTGCTTATGGCAAGAGAGCGCTACAGCAGGGCGCTGTAGAAGGCGTACAGGAAGCAGGCTCTGGAGTCTTGCAAGACATAGCCGCTCAACAGATATACAACCCAGACCAAGAGATCGGCGGATCAGCCCTTAAAGAAGGGGCAATGGGTGCTGGGGTAGGAGCAGTAGCTCAAGTAGGTCTGGATCTAGTTCTCAGGAAGGACATCCGCAAAGCCTACCAAGCAAGCCTAGCCAAGAAGGATAAGGAAGAGTTGGATAAAGCTATGCAGGCGGCTAAGGATACCGCTGATGCAGATGCTGCTTCACGCCCTAAAGAGAAGATGGCGGCTGCACAAGACAAGCATCCTATCTACAACCCGTTAGGCAACTTCTCAGCCCAGAAGCAGACCGTTGCTGATGACGGGACCACAACCCAGTCAGCAGGTTTAAACGCAGATCATCTGGCATTCATTAACAAAACAAGGGCAGAAGCAGGCAAGCCTCTACTGAAGGCGTTCTCTGTAGAAGATCTGTCTGATGCCGGTATGCCTCAGCAAGAAATCAGCAATCTAATTGCAGAGAAGATGGGGTTTGTCCCTAGCGATACAGATGTAGCTAATGCTCCTCAGCACATAGCAACCGTTTTAAACATCGCCGGACAGAAGAATGTAGATGCTAACTCGCAAGGGTTCAGAGATTTCCTTCGTAGGTCTACAGGAACGGATGATTTAAACAGTATGAGTCCTCCTCAACTGTTCTCTGCTATCAAAGCTGTCAGTGCATTGCCTATCTCGAAGACTCCTTTGCAACTGGCAGGCACAAGCGCAACGCGCTTCTCGGAAGAGCAATACGATGTAGCGATAAAGAATTTAAACGCTGACCATACAGAAGACAACGCTCTCTCGTTAGCGGACACTATCGATAAGATCAAGGGCTACACTGGATTGAAGAACGATGTGGATGCAGAGTCATTACTGCATACCGCAGCCGGTCGGGGCGACCTGTACGCAAAGTCATACCCCAACCCAGACGGGACGACTAATATCAATGTGCATGTTCCGAACGCCAACAAGGTAGCTGGCGGTCCTGACGTTAGAGAGAACACATACGCATCTGATTCTGTGCCTGAGTCTTATGTAATTAAGACATCGCAGGGTGATCTAGAAGAACATGCAACCGAAGAAAAGGCTAAGTCAAGACTCGACACCCTTGCCACTGCGCGGCAGGGTCTTGCGGTCAGGAACACCAGAGAGGCGGCTAAACTAGGGGACCAGATTGCCCAGAGCCAGACCGAGCTAGACACAATGGCTGCTCAGGGACTGACCAATACCATTGAGTATCAGACCAAGGCTGCAGGCTTAGAAAGCAAGAACCAAGCAAAGCTCGCTAAGATAGAGAGTTTAAACGCAGCCGCTGAGAATTTGGCAGAGCCTCTGACGGTGGAGCCTAGAGGTGAGAAGATCACCACCAAGTCTGACTACACTCTGTACGATAACAACGAGGCAGCCGGAACATTCGACAGTAGAGAAGAAGCGCAAGCACATGCCGTGTCTAAACTTCCTGACGATACCCTGCGTCAGATAATAGCCGCTGCGCCTAACCAGAAGGGCAACCTAGCCGCTGAGTTGAGCGTCATGGCTCAGGATGAGCTGAAGGCTAGATACGGCTCTGTAGAGGGTATACGCGAACCTCATATGGTTGGTAACAAAAAGGCAGAAGAAAGGTTGTTAAGTGCCGGTATGTTTACTGGACGCTTCAAAGAACAGGCAGCAGAGTTAGACAGAAAGCTTCGTCCGCTGATGACTCGTCTTGGCTTGGGTGATCTGCATTTAAACATCGTTAACGCAATCAGAGCAAGCAACGAATCTACGGCAGACGGCGAGTATTCCAAGAAGCTAATAAAGATTGCTATAGATGCCGAGAAACCAATGAGGGTTCTAAGGCATGAGGGTGTCCATGCCCTTATAGAGTTGGGTGCTTTCTCTAAAGACCAGCTGAGAGTCCTAGAGAACAAAGCCAAGTCTGAGTGGATCAGCAAATACAATATCATTGAAAGGTATCAGGGTTTAAACCTCAGCCCAGAGGCATTGATTGAAGAAGCCATTGCTGACGCATTCTCTGACTTTGATCAGACCAAGCCTCCAGCAGGTCTTATCGGCGCTGTGTTTAACAAGATCAAGTCCTTCATGGAAGCGTTAGGCAACAGCCTTGACGGGATTGGGTTCCATACAGCCGATAGTATCTTTAGCAAGGTGGAGGCTGGTCGCTTACCCGCCACCAGAGAGCCAACCTCTATGGAGCCTAAATACGGCGCGTTTGAGTATCCCTATGACAAGTCAGTGAAGCTCAAGAAGACCGGCTCGGGGGTATGGGGCGGCAACGGGATGGGAACGAGTAAAGCGGATTGGTCTGTTGTTGGTCATCCGAATATAACGATGACCGGAACTAAGGCTGGATATATCGTGAAGGACTCCAGTACTGGGCATAGAACTGTAGCTGACTCTAAGTCGCACGCCCTTTACAAGATATCAAAACTCCTTGGCAAGGATGAGGCTGGATATACGGACACCTCAAAACCATCTACAACCACAACAACAGGAGCGTTCTCTCTGAGAGAAGGACCACCTAAACCGTTGGGTGAGAAGCAAGCTCGTATCTACGCTAGTGAGCTTGAGAGACTGGTCAAGAGAGTTGGCGAGAGGATTGCAGGGATGGAGTCTGGGAAGACTCTAGAGGACGTTAGAGCGGCTGTTAAGAAGTTACAGCAATACACTAACGAGGGAATTAAAGGAAAGGAATGGTACGAAGATTCGGCTAAAGCCATCTTGAATGCCTTCAATGGAGACAAGGTTCTTGCTGAGAAGTTCTTCCAAATCATTTCAATCACCTCAGCCAATACAGAGGTTGCTGCTAACTTTACCAAAGCATCTAAAGCATGGGAGCAGTTTGCCCGTGGTGCTGAGATTAAGGTTGGCACAGGAAGAGAGAATAAGGCTGTTAGCGACCTACTGAATTTTGGTATTGACTGGGATGGTCGTAAGACAAATACCTTCTACTCGAACTTCATGGATGCAATGGAAGGAAAGGACAGCGGTCGTTCTACCATTGACCTCCACATGACACGGATGCTGTTTGACCGCGACACCCCTACAGACGCTCAGTATGAATTGGCTGAGAACTTGGTTAGGTTGGTTGCAAGCAAACGGAATCTGCCAGCTAGACAAGTTCAAGCTGCCTCTTGGATAACACAAAAAGCTAAGACAATATTTGAGCGTTATCGTGCGAAGGGTTACAAGAAGGCTCTGAGTGATGCTCAGTTGCGTGAGTACGCAATGGAGATGGCAATCGTAGATTACTCTCATCTACTGGGTAAGCGCACAACTCCCCTACCTGTAACAACGAAGCTACAGAAACCATCCGCAGAAACTAGAGCAGAGACTCATGTCATAACCGGAGAAGTCATACCATCCGTATCTTCTGAGATGGGACAGGTCGCAGAATTAAAGCATAAAGCCAAAGAAGATTTAAACAAGATAATTCTAGACTCAGGCGCTATTCAAGGAATGGCTCGGGCGCTTAACCTTAAAAGCAAAGTTAGGGTATCAGTTGGGAGCGGAGGATATGCTGGAGGCATCACCCCTAATCTAATTGTTCATGTTCATCATGATGACCCAGCGATAGCCAAGCAAGATGCAATGGCCTTGTCGCAAGCAATGACCTATGCATTTAAACAAGATGCAGTTCCATTCTTCCGAGCAGACCCAGCTCTGGCTGACAAAGCGCAGCTAGGATATCGGTTTAGATTTAAACGCAAAGAGCTAACTTTGACGCAAGAAAGAAAGATGTTTAAAGCTCTTCAAGAAGAGCTTGGTCCATTGGCTGGATATACAAAGACCCGTGCCAATGAATTGGTTCTGATAAACTACACTGGATCAGATGCGTTTGTTGAGTCTGCTGAAGGGTTTGCAGATATTGCAAAGCGGTTTGAAACTAAGATTAACGAGATTGCCGAACTAGAAGACACTTCAGTGTTTGGCGCAGAATCGGAGTACCCATATCATGACTGGACAGAGCAGCCTGCTGGAGAAGATCTTATCAAAGGGCTTCAAACTAGCGAAGCCGGACGATCCAATATACTCAGAAGGCTGGACGATGTCCGTGAATCCTTCAAGTCTTCTGCCAGAGAAGCGGTTAGGTCCGAAGGCAAAGAGCCAAGGTTCTCCCTCCGCCAAACAAAAACCCCAGAGTTTAAACAATGGTTCCGTGACTCCAAGCAAGTAAACGCAGACGGAACTCCAAAGCGCTGGTATCACGGCACGGCTCAAGATATCTCTAAGTTCAAGCCCAAGAGGGCTGAAGCTATCTTCTTAACGGAAGATCCTGAGTTCGCAGAAGATTTTTCTGCTTTATCAGCCGTATGGATGTCTCAACATTCAGATGAGCTATTAAGCCCAAAGCATCAAGCGGAGCTTAAAGTTATTCGTGAAAAGATATATAACGATCCTAAATTCAACGGCTACCGTGGCAAAAGCGATGATGGGTTATGGAAAGTCGATGCGCTTAATGAAGCCACAAAAGAATTTGTTCTAGATAAGCTAAATTCTGGCGAGAACATCATGCCTTTGTATGTAAGGGCAGAGAATACATTTGATTATGAGAACCCTGCTCATATGAAAATTCTTAAACAGACAGTAACAAATAGACATGCTAAGGAAGACCAAGTTGCAGCAAAAGTGCTTCAAGGAAGAGATTTGGCTAGACTTGAAAGGGGGGATTGGGAAACCATAGAAACCCCTGACATACAGAAGGCAATCAAAGCGGCTGGGTTTGATTCATTCTATGCTAAAGAGGCTGGTCGCAAGAACCTCGCTGTATACAGCCCTAACCAAGTTAAGTCTGCTGTAGGAAATACCGGAGCATTCTCTCGCAGCAATGATGATGTCAGGTATTCCATTAGATCCAACTCTGCTCAAACAAAACCACAAGGCAAATGGGACGAGGAAAATTCCGACCTAAGCCCAGACATGACTGCGGCTATTAACCGCACCACTACCGCCAGAAAGAATGAAGGCTGGTCTGACAGGATAGCAGCGGCATTCTCTCCAAGATCCTTCACTGCGTTTAGACAGGCATTCATTCATGGCGCTGACTCTATTTCTAATCTCACCAGAGAGTCTGCTCTTCAGTTCGGAGAACAGGAATACCATGCTGATCGCTCTGCGATAGCAGCCGTTGTATTTGCTGACCGAGCCGCAGGCATAGCTGCCTCCTCCTTTGTTAACGGTCCGCCTGTATATAAGAATGGGTTCGCTTCAGTTCCTGAGAACAGCATTGTCAGGGGCTTGATCCCAATCCTAGAGCCGATAATGAAAGGCGGCGCACACATGTTCCAGCGGTTCCAGTTCTATGCTGGCACACGCCGAGGCAGCAGGCTCATGTATGAAACAAGGGTAGGGAAAGATGGCAAGACCATCACCTCAACCCGTGAACAGAACTTCACCAAGGAAGACATAGAGCGCGGCAAGATTCTGGAGAAGATGCATCCAGAGTTTAAACAAGTCTTCGCTGAGTACCAGCAGTACAACAATGGTCTGGTCCAGTTCATGAAGGACACTGGAGTTATCTCCGCTAAAGAAGCAGAACTCTGGACGAAGAACTGGGACTACATTCCCTTCTATCGCCAGATGGATGGAGACCGTATAAACGCTCCAGCTATATTCAGCTCTATCTCAGGCGTTAAGAAACCCAAAGAGTTGAAGGGTGGGGAGGCTCCATTAGCCGACTTCATGGAAACAGTGATACGGAATTCTCGTGCGGCTATTGAGGCTGGCATGAAGAACGTAGCAGGACAACGTACCATCAGAGATCTGCAGCGTTTAAACCAAGCCTCTGAAGTCCCACCTGCAACCAAGGGATACGACATCGTATCTATTAAACAAGCAGGCGTTACCAAGTTCTACAAGGTGGATGACAGTCTGGTCTATGAAGCTCTCAAAGGTCTAGATGCTCCTCATCTGCCCTTTGTTGAAATATTAGCAAAGCCAGCCAACTTCCTGAGAGACATGGTGACCAAAGACCCCGGCTTCATGCTGGCTAACTTGGCTAGAGACTCGATGCAGGCTTGGGTAACGTCCGGTGTAAACATGACTCCGCTGTTTGATACATTTAAACAGGCAGGGAAAGCTATGCTTGGGTCTAACCCAGAAGCCGCAGCTTTGGCTAGGTCTGGGTACTTCACAGGATATGACTTTGCAGGGGACACCAAGTCCTCAGCCGCTGCTGTAGAGAAAGAACTCCGTAAGCGTACAGGTACTCAGACGGGAGCAGAGAAGGCTCTCATGCCCATCTCTAAGATAATGGATGTTCTGGACAAGGGAGCGCATATCTCTGACCTAGCGACTCGTTCAGAGGTCTACAAGAGGGTTCTGGAGGAAACAGGAAATGAGGCAGAGGCAACCTATCAAGCGCTAGAGATCATGAACTTCAGCCGCAAGGGTAACTCAGCCCTGATCAGAATCGTAACGGCTCTTGTGCCATTCATGAACGCTCGTATACAGGGGCTGGATGTTCTGTACCGGACAGGCTTTGGGCGATCAGCCACCGTACATAATCAGAAACAGAAGAAACTGTTTGCGACCAGATCCCTAACGATACTTGGCTTAACAGCCATGTATCTTGCCTTAGCCTCAGACACAGAAGAATACAAGAATGCCACCCCAGAAGAGAGAGATAACTACTGGATACTGGGCGGCTTAGGAAGAATACCAATCCCATTTGAATTGGGTGTGTTGTTTAAAGTGTTCCCTGAGCGCATCTACCAACATGTCTGGGGCATGGATACAGGGGCAGACCTAAGACAGTCCATCGCTAGGAACGTCACCTCTACGCTGGTGATGAATCCAATCCCACATGTTGCTATGCCTATCGTTGAGAACATAGCCAACTACTCGTTCTTTACAGGTCAGCCGATTGTAGGGAAGGGCATGGAGGATGTTTACACGCCTTACCAAGCTAACCCAAGCACATCCCTGCTGGCTCAGTTGGTAGGCAAAGAAACAAATCAGTCTCCTCTGAAAATAGATAACCTGATTCGTGGATACACTGGAACAATTGGAACATACGCAGTCATGATGCTAGATGCCGCCATGCGTGGTGAGGGTGATGACGTTAAGGCGACCAAGACGCTAGAGCAGATGCCTGTGTTTAAACGCTTCATGACCACCAAGCAGGGTTCAGGAACAATCAACGCCTACTACGAACTGAAGAAGGAAGTGGATACTGCGGTGAAGACTGTTAACTTCCTAGAGAGACAGGGAGATTACGAAGAGCTTGCTGTATTCCAAGGCGGTAGAGGCGGGAAGCTGCTGGGTATCAAGGACTACATAAAGGGCTTAGACGAAGAGATGAGCAGCCTAAGAACCTTCAGAAGAGAAGCAAGACGGTCTAAGATGGACCCAGACAATCTTGCTGAGATAGAGTCTAATATTAAAGATGCAGAAATAAACGTAACGAAGAATATACAATTCGTTAAGAAGGCGCTCGACTAAGCCGCTCCTGTTTCCTTCTTGCCTCTTCTTTTTTCTTACATGCCGCGCACTGAGATCCTATTCTCCGTCCGGTGAATCCGTACTTCGGCAGCATGTCTTCTTTCTCAAACATCTTCTGACATCTCATACAGAACTTTAACATGTTGTTTTATCTGCTCGAAAAGCTCCCACTCCGTACCGTATCTGGATTCAAACTCTGCCTTCCACGGATGGCGTGAGACAAACTGCTTGTTATTAAAGCCAGCCCTATGGTGCATGGGGCATAGCGGGATAGTGTGGAGATCGTCTATCCTCCGACCGTTCTTATGAATGTGATGTATGTCAGAAGGTGAGCTAACGCCTAGTGTGTTAATACACACGATACAGCCGATATCATGCAGATATCGTTTCCATTCAGTGACCGTCATTGTTATACATAGAAGTGATGGAGTCCACAGGTTGCTATTAATTTTAGGTTGTTCCAGCTTGCTGGCTTTGGAATGTAGGTAGCATGAAAATGGGTAGCGTTGAATCGCTTAGTCGAATAGATCGAAGCCTTAGCAGAACTCTCCGCCCTCTTCCAATGCTCACTGTTTATATCTGGTCTGAACTGTGGCTTCAAGACTCCGTTCTCCATCTTCTCTGGAACCCATGAGAACTGGTATGGGGCTAACACAGTCTTCCTTACGTCCATGTCTGGAGACCGGTTCATGACTACATCCGCCACATACTGTTGACACTTGTCAGGCTCAGACCTAGATTCGAAGTACACTGTTAGGGTTAACCACACCAATAGTTCCGTCATGAGCATCCTCCTTGAAACGTCTAAGTTTAGATTGATCCATTACATATCCATTGCCATGCCCTAGATCTTTAATGTTCTCATCTTTTCTTAACTCGCTAGAATAGACCCATCCGGGGAAGTTAACTGAGCTGTCCGCTACAATTGCTAGAATATATATATCGACAGATGCATTTTCTTTTAATGTGCAAAGAAGTCTGCCATTGGGAAAATGAGTGGACTTAACATCATATTTAAACTTCCCCATAACCCCGTCTGCTGTTCCGCTTCTAGGGGACAACCCAAAGTCTGGGAATATGTTTTGATGTTTAGCAAACGCATACTCCGCAGCAAACCCCATTACATCCGCATCAGCACCGTCTTGATCACCTTGCTTTACATCAACCACGTTAGCAGCACGAGCTATCAATGACCGGCTGCGACCAACAAAATTGATGATCAGCAAATCTTCTTGAGTCAGGTTAACTATCATGCGAAAAAGAAGCCAATAACATAAGCGACTAATATCAAAATAACAATCACAGGAACTGATGCTATGAATATCATCAGCCCCTCATGGGCTGACATCTTGCGTTTAAACTTGGTAGTCATTTCATGTCCTCCAGTTGGCGTATGTAGATATCTAACTCTTTGATTCTCTCTGCTAGGCTATAAGCCTGTGACCGCCATGTATCTCTGTTACCCCTGAGATTGTCTATGTGAGACTGCATAGCAGACTTGCAAATAATAAACTCCAACTCTTTGTTGGGGATCGTGTCATTTTGGCTCATTTGTTCTTCTCCTTTATTCAGCGAATGTCAGGCATCGCGCTCTGCTATTTTTGTTTGTATCCAAGCATCTATTTCGGTGTCGACCCATCTCGGTGCGCCGTTAAGGTCTGCTATATAAATTGGTTTTGGGAGGTCCGCTGTCTTCACAAGAGTATGAAACCCTGATTTTGACACGTTCAGCTTTTCCAGCATCTCAACTATTCGTAACAATTTCATGTGTTCTCCTTCCAATGTTCACACTCACAGACATATCTGCCTGCATTGTGCGATGCGTTTCTTAAAAACCCATGTGGCGCGTTGGGGTGTGTATTGCATACATTCTGGATGTTCTCAATGTATTCTCTCAACTCATCTATTTCCTCACCCAGCCTACGCTGAATATCCCTCTCAGTAACCATCCCGCTTTGGTGGTCTGGATG